AGAGGAAAGAGAGATGTCCAGCCCGGTTGTTTCAGAGTCGACTGCCAGGCATCGTAGGTTTCGTGCCACGAACTGTCGGAATCCATCGAGATCCTCCTCCCGCTCTACGACGTTGATCGCTACCTCTTCGCCGTCTACTTTGTGATGCAACGTCTTCATATGATCCTTTCGGAAGGGGGAGCCCCGGAGGGCTCCCCCGTTCCAGTCAAGTGTAGCAGATCACTTCGGCGGGTTCAACCAGATCTTCTCGCCGCCGTCCCGCTCGATCGGGAACCAAGCGTGCCACGTACGACCGTTCTTCACGCCGGTCGCGTACTTGTACCCGTCAGGGGCCTGCCCCGCCCACGACGGGGCCTCGGTGGCACCTTGCGGTGCCTGACGCTGCGGCGTAGCAGCAGCGGGGGAGGCGCTGGGACCGGCTGCGCCTCGGAACGTGGCAGCCGCGTTCTGGACACGCCCCATCAGCGCGGCCAAGTCGCTGTTCAGTTGTGCGTTGGCGTCGGCGACGTCTGCTGCGTGGATAACGATCCACGGAGCGTCGAAGTCCCTGCCACCTTTCAGCGTGACGACGACCTTGCCCTCCGAGGGAGGCGCAGGAGCCTTCGACGGATCGACAGCCTGCGCCGCACCGTTCGGGGGCGGGTCACCGATATCGGTGGACAAGGGCTCGGCGGGAGCGTCTGCGAACGGATCGGTGATTGTCATGCGGACCTTTCGTTGTTACCTAACTGGACATGCGCCGGAAGCGCACTCTTCATCGACGCCGTCCGCTACTTCGCGGACGAGCGCTTGTTCGTACTGCTCTCTGCTGATTCGTTCGTACGGCGATTGGGGCATCGACATTTCAGGAAATACGGTGGCTCCTTTAAGCAGCCCGCCGAATCTGACGAGCTGAGCAGCAACCTCTCCTGCCCCATACGTCACGGGGTCGACGTTCGCGGTGAACGACACCGCGTTGTCGGCCCAGCACTGTTGGTACATCGCTTGGAACGCGAGCATCTCGTTCAGCGACAGATCAGCAGCAGACTCGACCACGTCCGGGTTGCCCCCTAACGCCTCCACAGCCGCTACGAGCGAGTCCTTGGTGGGGATGGCTACCACAGCGGTGTTCGGGGCGTATAGATCCTCTTCGACCTCGTAGCCTTGGTTCACTAGATCGGCTAGCGCACCGAAGTCGGAGTTGCGGTTGAACCGGATACGCCGGATGAAGTACCGCGAGAAGATCGGATGAATCCCCTCCGACACCCCCGGCATTTTGGCGATCGTTCCGGTCGGGGCTATCGTCCGTTTCTTCACCGGCACCGGGATACGGAGCTGGTAGCAGAAGTCGGCTGCCGCTTCGTCCACCGTCTTCGCCAGCTCCCGAAGCAGCCACTTGAACACGGCGTTCACCGGGGCTTCGGAGTACCTACGCCCGGTCAGGGCTAGGTAGGACGCTACCCCGAAGTGTCCCACCCCGATGCGCCGGTTCCGGTCGAGGACCTCGCGTGATTTCGGATCTGCCACCGGAGAGAACGTCGCACGGATCAAGAACCGCGTCATCAGTTTGTGGGCTTTGATTAGCCCGAACCAACCCACGTCGAGGACATCTCCGTCTACGAACGCGGCGAGGTTGATGTGCCCTAGATTGCAGGGTTCCCACGGTTCCAGCGTGATCTCCCCGCACGGGTTTGTACACACCACCCGGTTGGGTTCCCCGACGTTGGACAGCGACGAGTCCCAAAAGCCGGGTTCGCCGTTGTTGACCATGCCGGTAGCAATCGCCATCAACTTCTCGTGGACGTGACCTTTATTCCCCGCCGCGAGGATTCGCCAGAACTCTGAGTCCACCTCGACCGAAATGTTCGTCGTCCAGTGCGAACCCGACATCTGTTTGACGTTGATGAACTCCCAGATCTGCGGGTCGGCCCAGTGCATCATCGCCATCCGAGCCGAGCGACGGACACCGCCTGCGACTACGCACGAGGCGATAGCGTGGTCGATCTCCATCGCGTCGATGCCCGTCATCTGCCCGTGTTGATTCAGATCCGGGTCGAACCAGATCAGCCCACTCAAGCGCTCGCAGACGTTGATGAGCATCTGCGCGAACGGCAGCGGTCCGCTAGCCTGTCCACCGAACGTCTTCAGCTTGGCACCGGCTGGTCGCACCCGAGATACGTCGTACACCCGCTGGTAGTGGGCTACGTCTTCGCGGTAGTGGGTGTCGATCAGATCGACCAGAGCCGCAGCCCAGCCCTCGCGGGAGTCTTCTACCTCGAAGGCTCCCATCCAGTCGGGGTCGTACTCGGTGGATAGAACACCGGCATTCTTCATCTCCTCGTAGTTAGGATGCTCGGGGTCGCACACGATGTGGACGTACAACTCCTGCTGGACCGGTGGGTAGTCGGCGAGGTACCGGTTCGAGTAGTTCGCCCCGACGCCTCCGCCTTCCATAAGGCGCAGGAACGTGAAAGCGAAGTGGTCCGAGGGGTTGTCGGTCCATCCGGCTACCCAGCAGTTGAACAGGTGTTGGGCGTTTTTGACGCCGGACGCCCAAAGGTGCCTGCCTCCGGGGAGGATCTTGAACGATCGCATGAGATCAACCAAGTCAGCACGCTCACCTGGTAGCTGATAACGCTCATCCACGAGAGCAAGGTTTCCGTCGACAACTCGTTCGACGGTTTCCGGCCACGTCTCCCGGCTACCGTCCGGTTTGACCCGCGAATACGTCCTTTGGTAAACGAGTTCGCCCGTTGGTCCCCAGTTGATTTCACTCATTGGCCTCTTTCGGTGCTGGCTGGAAGGTAACAGTACCGCTCTCGTCGTAGCCGATCCAGCCCAGGTACCCCGGCTGGATCTCTGTCTCGACGTGCAGGACATGGTCTCGGGGGTAGGCTTCCACCCGGCCAAGCACGTCAAGAATCTTCTCATATAACTCAACTGCCTCGGCTAGTGCTGACAGCTCTGGACTGCTCAAAGAACTTACCTCGCTCACGCAACTCCTTCCGTAATCTTCGGTCTAAAATCCTTGTACTCGTAACCCGGTGTGAACATCCCGCCGCAGTACATCTCTAAGTCGTCGCGGCTCCAGTTGTGTAGCAGCATCGGCGGCTCGTGCGGGAACAACTCCGGGAACAGCAGCGACCGATACAGCTCTGAGCGACCCATCCCGTTGAACATCGGGTCCATGATGTTGTTACTCATTCAGATTCAGGCCCAACTTCTCGGCTGTCCTGCGGGTGAACTGCGACCAGTCAGCTTTGGTCTCGACTACGCGGGAACTCTCGTAGCGCTCCTCCCGCTCACGAGGACGGGGGGTTTCGTCGTCCCATCCCCCTCCCTGCGAGACCCAGTAGTCAGCGGTGACGGCTTTGTCTTCGTCTGTGCTCATTCCCAGACCTCTTTCTCGATGTGGTTGTCCCGCTTAAAAGAGGGAACCGGCGAATAGTCCGCGTCCCAGCCCTCTTTAGAGGCCCAACGTGCCTGCTCCCGAGTTAGTACCTTCCCGGTCCCCGGCCCGTCGTCTCGGCTGGCGTGTGCTGTTCTGTTAACCCGGTTCATCTCGTGGGCTAGAGACTCCTCGCCCCGGTGCTGGTCGTTCTTCTCGATCTGCGTCTCCGGGTACTCATCGAACAGGTACCGCTTGGTGATGGCGTCTGCGTAGCGCGAGTTCCGATCCCGCACAAGATCAAACGCCTTCCGCAGGTCGAGGACCGCGGAATCCACCGGAGGGGCCGACCTGCCTGCCTTCGGCTTCCCACCTTCGGAGTCGTATGTCTGGACGTCGGGGTCGAGTTCCGCGCCGCGCAACGCTCCGGCTTTTAGTAACCCCTGCACCTCTGCGACCGAGTAGCGGTACGAGCCTTTGTAATAGGCGTAATCCGAGCGCTCTTTGCTGGCGATCTGGTTAGCCATCCCGACGATCGCCCTGTACTTCGCCCGGTCGTCCTCCATCTCTTTGATCCGGGCGACAGACCCAGGGCTCTCCAGCAGCCGCAAATACAACGCCTGCTCCGCGTCGTCGGCGTCGATGACACCCGGCCACTGGTACGCAACGAACTTCGCTGCCTTCTTGATGTGGACGGTCAACCCGTCCAACTGGCTCCATGTCAAGTCCTACACCTTCCAGACGTAGCCGTCAACCGAGAACCGACCCTCAACAATCGGGACAGTCTCGGGCTTGACATACTTACCCTCTATCGTGAGTAGACCAAACCCTTGCTGCCAGTTGCCGGTGCCGCCTTTCAGATAGCTAGCGAGGCGCTGGTCCATCAGGTGTCCGACCTCCATGCCCGTGACCTGTTTGTTGATGTTACCCGCGTACCCGAGTGACTCGGAGATCAGCCCTAGTCGATGGGTGTGTCCCATCGCGACCGAATGGTAGAACTTCTTCGCGGCCCGCATCGCGGTGTTACCCGCGATAGGCGACAGCGAGATGTTCCCTCGGTGTCCGTGGGTGGTTACCCACCCCGGTGCCACGTCATAGAACTCGGGCCGCAACACCACCCCGAACGACTCAAACTCCAAGAGATTCTCGATGTGAAACGTGTCCTCAAACTCGGCCAGCGCTGGCGCGTACTTAGTGAGATATTGACGCGGACGTAGATCGTGGTTCCCTTCGTGAACCCCTACCGGGCCGTCGTAGACCTCTCGTAGCGGGCCGAGGAATCGCTTCTTCGCCTGCTCGTTGTCCTTTCGCATCTGCTGCGCGAATTCCTCTGCTGTGCCTTTGCTCCAGCGCGCCGGGGTCGGGTAGTCCATCAGGTCACCTATGTGGATGACCTCGTCTGGCTGGTAGTCCCCGATGAACCCGATAACCGCTTTCAACGCCTTGCGGTCGTCGTACGGCATTTGAGTATCCGGCACGATACAGATTCTCTTGCTCATGCGGTGTGCCTGATTCCATAAGCGTGGAACGCGCAGAACCACAGAGTGCCGTTCTGCGTCCACCCGGCTTGGTTGGCTAGGTCGTCTGCGAACTGAGTCGAAATAGCCTCGATTCGCTTCTCTCGCTCGCAGCTCCCGCAACAGTAGAGATAGGCGCGCACTTCGTATCTCACCCTTTCACCTCGGTGAACGGGGCGTACGAATCCCACGCCGTCAACGGGTATCCGGCGACGTTCGCTCTCTTCCACTTCTTCCCGTCTTTGAAGCGGAGGCGCAAGCTCCCGTCCGGTTTGATCTTCCAGTCGTCGCCGGTTCGGTCGCGTACGACGGTCCCTACCGGTACGATCGCGAGCGAGCTGTACTCCGGCAGGCGCGGCTCGTCCAGATCCACGAACGCCTCCGGGTCAAACCCGGCGTAGTACGTTCCTTGCGGAACATCATCGGTTACCACGTAAGTCGGAGGATTATTCCATCGAATCGAGTCCCTGTTGATCGCTCTGGCGAGCGCCCGTTCGAGATGTTGCTTAGCTATTCTAATGTCTTCTGCGCTGACTTCGTCTATCATTCGTCGTCCTCCGTATATACGTAGTCGTGGATGTTTTCCCAGTTAAGAGCGTATTGGTCGTCGTCGGTTCCGGGAGCGGTCATGCGTGCCTCTCTAAGTGGTCTAGGACCGCTCTACGTTCGGCGAGCAGTTTGTCCAATTTCTGTCCGACATCGTGTGTTTGGGCTCTGAGCTTCGACATATGCTCGCGCTCCCACTTGATCTCGTCGTCCAGACCCTCGACCAAGCTGTTCAGGAACTCAGCTACGTGTTCGTTCATCCGATCCTCTCTTCGAGCGCTTGTCGCCCGCCTTGGACGAACACGCTGTTGACGTCTAGCCCCGGCGGCATAGACACAACTCTACCACACGGCAGCTCCCGCGCCACCGCGTTAGCAAACTTCAACCCCGCTTCGTCTCCGTCCGCGAGGATCAACACCTCGCGGTACCCGACAAACGGTTCCCGAAAGTGCGGCTGCCACGCTTGCGCCCCGGCCACACCAACCGCTGGAATGCCGCAGGCTTCGGCGGAGATAGCGTC